TACAAATTCCCAAAGAGATACTTTGATGACATTGACTGTGTTATCGGTGATGAAGCACACCTATTTAAGTCCAAGTCACTCACTGGAATTATGACTAAACTACACAATGCCAAGTACCGTTTCGGTTTTACTGGAACACTTGATGGTAGCAAAACGCACAAGTGGGTACTAGAGGGATTGTTTGGAGATTGTGAGAGAGTTACTAAAACAGATGATCTAATTAAATTAGGATACCTGTCTAAGTTTAGAATCAAAGTACTGCTTTGTAAACATGCTCCGCAACACTTTGAATCATATCATGATGAGATGGAGTACCTAGTTGAACACAAAGGAAGAAATAACCTGATTAAAAATCTGGTTAATGATTTAAAAGGTAATACTCTTGTCCTCTTTAACTATGTAGAGAAGCACGGAGAACCACTTTACGACTTAATAAATAATACCATAGACCCTGAACGAAAACTCTTTTTTGTTCACGGTGGAACAGATGTAGAAGACCGAGAAGAAGTTCGTCAGATTACTGAGACTGAGGACAACGCTATTATTATCGCATCATATGGCACCTTCTCAACAGGTATCAACATCAAACGTTTACATAATATTATCTTTGCTTCCCCCAGCAAATCACGAATCCGTAATCTCCAGTCCATCGGACGTGTCCTCAGGAAAGGTGACGGCAAAGATATGGCAACACTATACGATATCGCTGATGACATCGGCGGACAAAATTATACCTTGAGACATCTTAATGAAAGAGTCAACATTTATAATGACGAAAACTTTAAGTATGAGGTTATTAAAGTAAACCTTAGAGCTGGATAATATGGAAGAAGAATTCCTAGCAACTATAAAATTAGTAACAGGCGAAGAGATTGTATCCAAAGTCTCTTACATGCCAGACGATGACAGTCTCGTTTTAGAGAACCCTATGGAAGTTACTTATATTGATCAACAAAAAAGAGCGGCGCGAGTAACGGGGTTCTCACTGACTGAATGGATTCACTCAACTTTTGATCACATGTTTGTTTTACCAAAGCAACATGTTCTTACGATGACAGAAGTTGAAGACAAACGAATTGAAAAGTTCTATAATGAGTCAGTTGAAAAACACATCAATCAATTGACAACATTCAAAGAATCTTTTGAACCACAAAAGTTCTCCCGCAAAATGGGAAACCTAGGTTCTATCAAAGAAACAAAAAAGTCTTTAGAGGATTTATTTAATAGAAGCTAATAGCTACAACTTCTCTTGAACCCTGACAGAGTTAGTCTACTAAGTTTATGAGCAGTTGTCAAGCCTTGACAATTGGTTTGTTATGAACTAAACTTAAAATATCAATCAAAGTTCTCATGAAGAAAAAGACAGAGTATTACGTCAACAATAAAGAATTCCTTGAGGCGATCTCTGTCTATCGGAATAAAGTGATTGCTGCTAAGGAAGCAGGAAAACCAAGACCACGTGTCCCAAACTACATTGGTGAGTGCTTTCTAAAGATTGCTACACACCTATCATACAAACCAAATTTTGTCAACTATATGTTCCGTGAGGACATGATCTGCGATGGTATTGAGAACTGCCTGCAGTACATTGACAACTTTGATCCAGAGAAATCCAAGAACCCCTTTGCTTATTTTACTCAGATCATCTATTACGCTTTCTTGCGTAGGATCCAAAAAGAAAAGAAGCAGATGGAAATTAAGACTAAAATCATTGAGCGTTCTGGATATGATGAAGTCATGCACACTGACAGATACGAAGGTAATATGTCAGGTATGAACGCTTCGTATTCAGACATGGGTAGCATCAAAGAAAACATTGAAATTAAAATGAACCGATGAGCACTAGAACTTTCGTAGACAGTAAAGGTAACACTTGGGAATGGGAGGAAACTAAAGAAGTAAAAGAAGCAGTAGAAAAACTGCATAGAACAATTAGTGAACTTGAAAAAACCGCACCTGACTATGGAGTTGGTAAGTGAGTGAGCATCCAGAAATTGCAGAACATGAATGGTTTGACACACCTTGGGGAGAATTCCGTGTTGAACAAAAACGATTTGGAACGTGGACTAGCTATCGTAAGGATGGTGAGGCGCTCATCACCTCACTCACGAGGGAAGTTTGCATTTCAGGAACAAGATTTCACCTGGAAGGTGTCGCCACCAACTGGGCAAACTGCAGAACTTCTAAACCTTTTGATGGAATCGTTGGAGGAAAATTATGAAGATCGCTCTGATCACAGACCAGCATCTTGATGGACGTAAAGGTTCTCTAGCGTTTTGGAATTATTTTCAAAAATTCTATGACGAGATCTTTTTTCCTACTCTTGAAAAAGAGGGTGTCCGCACCATCATTGATCTGGGCGACACTTTTGATAACAGAAAGTCTATGGACTTTAATACTTTTAATCGTGTTAATGAAAATTATTTCAAACGATTGAAAGATTACGAGGTTCACATGATTCTGGGTAATCATTGTACCTATTATAAAAACACCAACAGAATCAACTCGCCAGAGTTGCTTCTAGAACAATACAGAAACATCAGGATCTATTCTGAACCAAAAGAAATTCTTCTTGGTGGGAAAGTATTCCTGATGATGCCATGGATCAATCAAGAAAACAAAGAAGAATGTTTGAGACTGATTGCTGGCAGTGAAGCAGACATTATGTGTGGTCACCTTGAGTGTGATGGTTTTGAAGTCACACCAGGCATGAAGTTTGACGGAGGTTTCAAAGTCTCTGACTTTAAAAACTTTAAGCGTGTGTGGTCTGGACATTTCCATCACAAATCAAAGCATGGTAATGTTCAATACCTAGGCAACCCCTATCAGATGTTCTGGAATGATTATAAAGACACTCGCGGATTCCATATCTACGATACTGAAAGTGACAAACTTAAGTATATCAAGAACCCGTTTGAAATCTTTGAGAAAATCTTCTATGACGACGCCAGTGTGGACTACAACAAACAAGATGTGTCTGATTATAAGGACAAGTACATCAAACTCATCGTTGAAGAGAAACGAGACTACCAAATGTTTGAAACATTGGTTGATCGTCTTTACAACGTAGGTGCTCATGACGTTAAAATTGTTGAAACACTAGTTGACGCAGACACTGTAGATGATGTAGAATTAAATACGAAAGACACATTGACCTTGTTGTCTGAATACATTGATGAGATTGATCTACAGGTAAGTAAATCCGACCTGAAGAAACTAATGCAATCTCTCTACATAGAATCATGCGAAGTTACGTAGATGAATGTTCATAATCACACTGAGAGATCAACCATCTGGTATCTATTCCGTCTTCAATGAAAAGGAAGATAGGATAATTCCTATTTTTGAACAAGAAGATGATGCTCTTAGGTATCTTTTTCATCTTGAAGAAGACGATGACACTCCTGACCTGGAGGTTGTTGAGGTTGACAATGAAGCAATCGTACTCGCATGTAGATCACAAGGTCAAAAATTTTCTGTTATAACAGCTGACGACTTTATAATCCCACCCGCAGATTTAGAATGATTATCTTTGAAAAAATCCGTTGGAAGAATTTCCTCTCTACGGGTAATGTGTTTAGTGAAGTAGATTTAGAAGCAGGCAGAACAAATTTAATCGTTGGAACTAACGGAGCAGGTAAGAGCACCATTTTGGATGCTCTTACTTTTTCTTTGTTTGCAAAACCATTTCGTAAAATCAGCAAGAGTGCATTGGTTAATACTATCAATGACAAAGATTGTTTGGTTGAAATTGAATTTCGTATTGGAAAGGTAGAATACAAAGTTGTTCGTGGTATCAAACCAAACAAGTTTGAAATCTACCAGAATGGTCAACTTTGGAATCAAGAAAGCACCGTTGTAGAACAGCAAAAGAATTTTGAGAACAATGTTCTTAAGATGAACTACAAATCATTTACGCAGATTGTTGTGTTGGGATCATCTACATTCGTCCCATTCATGAAACTGCCTGGTGGTCAACGTCGTGACATCATTGAAGACATTTTAGATATCCAAGTGTTCTCTACGATGAATGTTCTTCTCAAAGATAAGATGAGAGAGAACAATGAAGAACTTCGTGACATTGATTATCAACTGGATCTTCTGAAAGATAAGATTGAAATGCAGAAGTCGCACATGATGACACTGCAACAGAGAACTCAAGAAGAGATTGATCGTAAAGAAGAAAAGGTTAAAGAGTATAAAAAAACCGAACTCCAAGGTGCCGAAGATGTTGCAATTCTAACACAACAAATCGGAATTCTTAATGAAGAAATGCAAGAGTATCAAAAATCAAATGAGAAATTGCAAAAGTTGAACACATACATGATTAAGTTGACACATAAACTTAACGCATGTAAGAAAGAACATGAGTTCTTTGAGACCAACCATGTGTGTCCTACATGCACACAAGAACTGTCAGAAGAGTTTCGTAATGAAAAACTAGAGGCAGGGCAGTCTAAGGTTGATGAGATGAATATTGGTTATGAAGATCTTGAGAAAGCAATTCAGGAAGAACAATCTAGGTTTGCAAAGTTCACTGAGTTGTCTACTGAGGTCAACAACATCAACACTACAATTTCACAAACCAACTTCCAGTTGATGACTGTTCGCAAACAAGTGGAAGCACTGCAAGACGAGATCAAAGAACTTGCTGGTGATAACGTTGATAAAAAAGCAGAGTATAATAAACTGCAACTCTTGGTCAACAATAAGAAAGATCTCAGCAAGCAACATGCTACGTTGAAATCTGACCGTGATGTTCTGACAACTGCAGGTCAACTTCTTAAAGATAATGGAATCAAGTCTAGGATTATCAAGACTTATCTTCCCACAATGAACAAGTTGATTAACGATTTCTTACAAAGAATGGAGTTTTATGTCAACTTCACCCTTGATGAGAACTTTGATGAGATAATCAAATCTAGATATCGTGATGTTTTTTCCTATGACAGTTTTAGTGAAGGAGAGAAAGCTCGTATTGATATCGCTTTGTTGCTTACTTGGCGTTCTATTGCTAAGCTCAAGAATTCTGTGGATACTAACCTACTGATCTTGGACGAAATCTTTGATGGATCTCTTGACCAGTCTGGTACATCTGATCTAGGATGGATCCTTCGTAACTTTGATGAGAGCACCAAGGTGTTTGTTATCAGTCATAAACAAGGTCTAGACGATAAGTTTGATAGAACCATCTCTGTGGAGAAGGTCAAGAACTACAGCGTCCTGACGGAGACAGTTAATGAAGTGACACACGGACTGGTTGGCTAACTAGTTTCTTTGTTATGATGTATACATCAGACACAAAGACACATGCAAACCCAAGAGATCAAAGGAAACCTTGCCCGCCTTCTCGCTACTGAGAACCTGATTGTAGAGCATCGCAAAACCTCTACTGCAATGTTTGACGTTGATCGTCGTGTCTTGACTCTGCCGATGTGGGACAAAGCATCTGGCACAGTCTACGACATGCTGGTTGGTCATGAGGTAGGACATGCTCTATTCACTCCTAACGAAGACTGGCGTGATGTTGCTGACTGCCCCAAAGATTTTGTGAACGTCATTGAGGACGCTCGTATTGAGAAACTGATGAAGCGTAAGTTCCCTGGTCTCCGCAAGTCTTTTGCTGGTGGTTACAAGGAACTGAATGACATGGACTTCTTCAGTATTCTTGACGAAGATCTCAGCACCTTCAGTCTTATTGACCGTATCAATTTGCATTTCAAGATTGGTGCTAGCGCCATGATTCCTTTTTCTATTGAGGAGAAATTGTTTGTTGCTCGCACTGATCTTGCAGAAACTTTTGAAGATGTACTGAAGATTGCTGAAGACGTATACAATTTCAGCAACCAGACTGAAACAGTTATGGAGATGCCTGCTCAACAACCTCAAGAAGAGGGTGAAAACGAAAGCACCGATGCCGAACAATCTGAGCAGCAATCTGAAGAGAAAACTGAAGAGAAAACTGAAGCGCAGTCTAGCGAGGAGACTGACCAACCTGACGCCAATCCACAGAGTGCTGGTGGTGGTGCATCATCTTCTGGTGGTGTAGATCTAGAAGATGTTCGTGACGACTGGTATGACGATGAAGGAAATCTTACTGATGAAGGTTCTGAAACTTCTGAAACTCAACGTTCCTTTGACAGTGCTGCTGAGAAACTTTCTTCTCCTTCCTCTTATGGTAGAAACCCCATATATGTTGAACTTCCTAAGACTGTCAACATAGATAATATTGTTGTTGACTGGACTACTCTGCACGACTGGATTGATACAAATGCAGTTGAATCCGAAAGGTATGAAGATGTTGACAACCTCTACTACGAGTTCCGTAAGCAGTCACAAAAGGAGGTAAACTATCTTGTTAAAGAGTTTGAGTGTCGTAAGTCTGCTGACGCTTACGCTCGTGCTGGTCAATCTAA